ACGCCAACATCCAATTTTTCAAGGATTTTGACGAGTTTCCTCATTAGCCTAACATATATGTGGCTTTTCATTCTTTCGGGCTTTACGATGGTAAATTTCACGTTCTCAGCCATTTATAGCCACCCTCTTGACTTCATCAGCCCATATATCCATACATGGATCGCAAACATAGATTTTATCACTTTGACAATGTGAACATCTGTGATCTTTGAAAATATCCGAATCACGTTTGATTAATCTATCCAATTCCTGATCCATGATTTTATCAATGTTCTCAACTTTATTACTTACACTTTTTAATAATCCGATTAATTGATTTTTATTCAAGCCTTCAATTTCAGTTTCAGTATCCGAATAAATTGATAATAATTGATTTTTTAATAATCTCAAGATCACCAATTCTGATGATTCCCAAGATAGTTTTTTCCCAATAGATATTAATTTCATCACTCACCCCCTTTTAATATATTGTTGCATTTTTCAAGTACCGCTTTGCACAGCTCATATAATTCTACTTTATCTTGATTGTATTGGCTTGAATCATGTCTTAGGTAAGCACTTGATGGCATAGTATCATTTGCAATCTTTTCGATAGATTTCAAAGTTTCAAGCATTTCAGGTGCAACTTCACTCAATCTTTCTTTTCTTTCCTTTTGCTTTGCTTCTAATTGAATGGCTCTTAATTCATTTAAGGTTCTCATATCACTCACCCCCTAAAAATTCAATGACTTGTTCGTAATTACCTTTGAATACTGTTTCCCACAACGGGTCTCCTAATACACCTTTAGCACCTTTTCTCCATTTACGGACTATGTATTCAATTTTATAAATTCCGTCTTTATTGAAAATATTCTTTTTTTCTCTTTTTACAGCCCATTCATCATAAGTTCCAGAAATTCCAAAGACACAATCATTCACGGCTGAGGCAAAGGAATAATTATTTATGTTTCTATTTCTAAAAGAACTTAATTGACTATTTACTAAGGCTATTGCTTCTTGATATTTCATATCATTCACCCCCTTCAATAATATAAAATGATTGTGCCGCCCATTTTCTGCAATCCCATATATCAAGAATTATCCCGTCTTTCAAACAAGTCCAATGCCTTGAACATCTGATTATGATTGTGCCGTTAAGAGGGAAGTTGCCAATTTGGTATTTCTTTTTACCATGATGAGTTAGTGGGCTTGTTCTTGTATAGCCCTGAATTTTCATATATTCTTCAATCACCACATCGTCATTAGGCATTCTCCACATAGTAGATGCGAGATTAAAAATTTCATCTCTGATAATTAAATATGAAAGCCCTAACCCATGAGCCAATGCTCGAATTGAACAATCACCAGTACGATCCTTTTTGTATTTAGTATCCGTATGGTTTTCTCTACCGCCATGAGATAGTTGATATTTATGTTTCATTGTCTCATCTTCCTTTGACACGGGGGGCTTGGGATGCGATGAGACATTGGTCGGATGACCGAGAAGCCCCCCATTTGTGTCATAATGTTTGTTTATTGATTGTCTCATCGTTGTAAGTATAATATGCAAACAGTTAATAAACAAGAAAAAAAAAGCGACCATTTCTGATCGCTTTATTTTGACAGGAATGATGGGTTAGGTTAAAACTCTTCAATCAAAGAAACATTAGCATTCCATGTTCGATGTGCTACTTGATTAAATTTTGGTACATCGGTAAATCTAACCCATGAAAAGTTGTCACGGACAAGTGCAACCGTTGAATCATCCCATTGAATCAAGAATGGATGATGAGTTCCTAAGGTTCTTTGAATCACATTACCCATGAACGATGTTTCTGTAAAAATATCTTGCTCTTGATATAGTTCAGAATAAAATATATCACTATCAGTCATATAGCTAAAATTCATATCATATTGTAACTTCCCAGCTTTACGCATTTGATTAGGTGTAACGTGATTTTTAGCATCAAACGCCTCGGTCATTCCACCCCAATGTGGTGCGGCTAACCATGAAGCATTTGAATATGTCATACCACCCACAGATTCCTGAATAGTGTTCCCAAATGCAATACTTTTTTGGATACTCATATCTGGTGCATGAGGAAATGACCACATGGTTCCCATGACTATACATGAAATTTTAATGTCAGTATCATAATTGCCTGACTCGGAATCTAAAATCAATCTATAATATTGGTTATCGGTATCCCCACCATCCCATGTAAACAAACTCCATCCATTATAGGTTAGAGCAGTAGTATAATTACCGTCACCCTCGCCATCACCATCATCGGCCGCCACATTGCCACCACTATTTACTAATTGTGTTAATGCTGGATGAACAACTGTTCCATCAGCGAATGTAGCACTATCTGAGTGTTGAAGTTTGAATTTAACGCCAGACTGTTCAAAGTTATGTCCCATTATTAGCATGAAATTAGAATCAGACATAAAAGAGTCGCTGGCTTCATTGAAATTAATCTTAATAATATGTTGAGTAGTAGTACCATTTCCACCAATCGTAACTACATTGGATGGTTTTAAATCAAACATCTCAATAGGTGATGTGCTTGTAATCCCCGCCTGAGTAAGATTAGCAGATGTCATTTCGCCCAAACTGAGGGCGTGATTAATTGCACAAGGATAAATTTTTGGTGTTGAGATTCGTTGATAACTCATATTTTAATCTACCTTTAATGCTGAAATAGAACAGCCATTAACTTTCTTGCTGATGCTCTGAATAATAAATACATCAGAGCTGAAAGCTGTTCCATATAGTTTTAGATTTGCATCCCAATTACTGAATGAGATGAAATCTGTAATTTCTAAATGATTGTATTTCGGTGTTACAATATCAAAATCAATTATAACCTTTCTATCTTTGTAATGATCTTTATATGCGTTCCGTAAATTGTCGGCAGTCGTTGAATCCAGGATACAATCTGCATCTAATTCTAATGTTAATGTATCACCGAATCCATCAACGGTAGTCCCTGTAGAAGTTGAATCTGTATCTGTTGTTGATTCCATCATTTTATCCCGTGCGTAATCTTCAGCATAATTTATGATGATTTTATTCCTGACATTATTCAAGGATGTTCTACCGATATTTTTTATATTGATTTCAGAAAAGTCAATAGTTTCTTCTAATCCCCATGTAGATGATGGCAATAGAAGTGTTTTTATTTTGAATTTTCCACTACCAGAAAAGAATACAAAACTCATACATTGACGGCATATTTTAGTAATCAAATCTTTTGAATTAATAAATTTATATTGACTGAATGCGAATTTGATGTCGGCAATAGCATCATTAAATAATAAAGCAATATCTCCTTTACTTGAATCTGTTTGGGCATTTCCAGCTTTATCAAAAGTTTCGACATCAATATCAATTCCTGTTGTGCTACCATCTAATCCAAGTTCCCTTCTTAGTATATCTTCAATCATGTAAATCGGATTTTCAATTAAAGCCCCAGATGCGTAATTAGGATCAGGTTCATCACCGTTTGCGTTTGTTCTAACTGCTGAATTTATAGTATCAATCCAAGCACCATATTCTCTACCCTTCCCAGATACATAAACATATTCACCAACATCAGGTGTGGTGACTGTCCTGGTTCTGGCTACTTTTTTTGTGACATTTAAAATATCAGCACCTTTAGCTTCAGAATATCTAATATTGGAAGTGGTTGCACCAGTAGGAACTTCATAAAAATCCTTTACTTCTTTTTCAAATGTCTGTGATGGTTTGAATCTTACTTCTAATCCAACTTGATAAACTTCTAAAGTATGAGCCGTGCTTGTATCTGCTCCAGCATTTAATTCAAGATGAATAATATCTTCAAAATTCCAATCTTCTTTTTCTGCGGTTGAATATCCAGAAGAAATATCAACAGCTTGACTACCAGCCGCAGTTCCCCATGTTAAGTTTTGATAATTATCAGATGCCACACCAACCTTGAATGAATTAATATCATAACCAGTTCCCCCAGAATCAGGTGCAAAATCTCTATAATGAATTACGAAATAAACTGAATCAATCGTACCCAAATTTGGAACTTTAGGCACTCGCCAATAAGCATCAACCTCATATCCTTTAGCACCCACAGATGCTAATGCTCCATAGGTTGTTAAATCACCATCAACTGTGTTCCCCCAATTAGATACATCACCAGCAGTTGAATGAGCCGCCAATGGCACAAATACTCGCCAATCCACACCACTATAATCAACTCTTGCACTTGCCGCTGAAGCATCTGCATTTGAATCATTTACTTGGTAATAAAATCCGTCTTTATAGGAAAAAATATTGAAATCATCTAAATCATTTGCAGTAACACTATCTGGTCTTGCATATACTTGAGCCGCAGAAACATTCCATTTGTCAGTAATTATTGCTGGAAATTTGCCCTTAACGAAATGATGATCGAAATTACCAGAAGTTCCAGATGCTAATGCTGTAGTATCCGCAGAACAATCACCATAAAAAATAGGGATAGGTTTATTGATGTTTCCTTTTGGTGCATTTGTATGCGTTGCTACATCCACAACATTAATAGGCACTTGATTATGTGCAGAATTGCTGTTATCTAATAATGCAAGTCCAATAGATTTATAATCATATTTGATTTCACCTGAGATTATACCCGATCCAATCATTCTTGCCGCTGTATCATAAGTACCAGCCACATTGGTATTTAGGAATAATTCCCATTTTCGATTTGCAAAATTATTTGTACTGAACAAATCAGAGAATCTTCCACCCTGAATTGACCCATCTGTATTGATTAATCTTACAGACATATTGCCTGTGGTGGTTGTGAAATTAAAAAAATCCAAAGATTGCGAATA